GAATTACCAGCAGTAAATCAAATATTGCAGACGGTTGGTCAAGCACCTGTAACGACACTCGATCAAACCAACCCAGACGTTGCGATTGCATACGATACATTGTTACAGGTGTCAAGGGAAGTCCAATCAGAAGGATGGACATTTAATAAAGAATTTAATTACCCATTTACACCAGAAAATAATCAGATAGTTATACCAACTAATGTTTTACAAATAGATCTTGCAAAAGATGAAGCATCTAGTAAAGACTATGATGTTGTACGTAGACAGGGAAAATTATATGACAGACGTAACCACAGTTATACATGGACAACTGAAACTAAGTGTGATGTTGTTTGGTTTTTTGACTGGGTAGATTTACCAAGACCAATACAAGATTATATAGTTGCCAGAGCTGCTTGCTTTACAGTTAGTCGAATAGTTGGTGACGCTAATTTATACAGAATGTGTCAAGAGAAAGAACAATACATGAGAGCTATGGCTTTGGAATACGAATGTAATCAAGGTGAGTTCACTTTCTTTGGACATGGGAAAGACGGTAATAAATATACAAGTTATCAACCATTTCATGCTTTACAACGATAATGCCTAATGTCACACAAACAGTTCCAAATTATTTAGGCGGTGTTTCAAGACAACCAGACACAAAAAAGTTACCCGGACAAGTGGTTGATGCTATCAATGCTTACCCTGACCCTACGTTTGGTTTAACAAAAAGACCCGGTTTTAAATTTATTAAAAATCTTGGTAATGAGAATACACTTACAAATGCTAAGTGGTTTTACATACATAGAGACGGGGATGAAAAATATGTAGGTTGCATTAAAGGTACTGCAATTTATATCTGGAATGCTACTACAGGTGTAGCAGCTAATGTTTCATACACAGCTTCTGCTAATACAAATTATTTAACAGGAACAACAGCAAACGATTACGATGTCTTAACTGTACAAGACACAACTTTAATAACAAATAAAACAGTAACTGTAACTACACAAGCAGCTCCATCATTTACTGCTAATAAACTTGGCACTGTAAGATTACGTGCTGTTACTATGGCTACTACTTATAGCGTTACAGTTAACGGTTCTACAGTTACATATACAACACCTAATGATTCAGCTTCAGCTGACACAATTTTAACAAATTTAAAAAACAGTATTGATGGTTTAAGTATTTCTGGATTAACTGTTACAAGATTAGATACTACACTAGAACTTAGTCGTACCAGTGCTTTTACTTTATCTGGTAAAGGTGGTGCTGATAACGAAAGGTTAGATACTTTTCAAAATCAAGTAGCTAATGTTGGAGCATTGCCTGACAGATCTTTACATCATAGAGTTGTTAAAGTTTTAAATACTGAAAGTAAAGATGATACTTACTACGCCAGATTTATAGCTGACAATGCTACATCAGGAGTAGGTTACTGGGAAGAATTTATAGCTCCAGATGTGTCTCCCGGATTGACTGCATCAACTATGCCACACGAGCTAGTTAATACAGGAACTAATGCTTTTACTTTTAGAGCTGCTACATACACTGCACGTCTAGTTGGTGATGATACAACTAACTCACACCCTAGTTTTGTAGGTAAAAAAATACAGCAAGCATTTTTCCATAGCAGTCGTCTTGGTTTCTTAGTAGATGATAATGTCTCACTAAGTCAAGCTAATGAATTTTTTAATTTCTATCATGTATCTGCTCTTACATCAATAGCTTCTGATCCAGTTGATTTAAGTACATCTAGTATTAGACCAACTCTTTTAACTGGTGTTCTACCAACTGCACAGGGTTTAATCTTATTCAGTAAAAACCAGCAGTTCTTGATGTATGCACCCAACGGTTTATTTACTCCTACTACAACAATTATTCGTGGTATTTCAAACTACGAAATGGATATCAATATAGATCCTGTAGACAATGGAACCAGTATGGTGTTCCTAAGTAAAACTCCGGGTTATACACGTATCTATCAAATGCGTACAGCTGGTCAAGAAATGAACCCAACTGTATTAGATATAGGACGAGTAGTTTCAGAATATATTCCAAGTACTATTACAGATTTAATAGCTAGTCCACAAAACAGCTTCATAGCCATGTGGGGTACAACTAAATCTGATGTCTATTTTTATAGGACATATAGTGATGGTCAACGAGAGGTAATGCAGGCTTGGTTTAAATGGCAACTGCCCGGTTTAGTGCAAACAATATCAGTTGACTCTGATGTGTTATACGCAGTAACTATGCAAGGTGGACAATACACTTTACTTAGTGCCAGTCTTAACCAGACTCCAGAAGAAACAATACTTGTTAACGCTTATGGAGAAAAGATGAATCCTTGTATGGATTTATATGCTACTGCTAGTTCAGTTGTATATGACCAAACAGATCCAGCTAATCCATTTAGTAAATGTTATATACCTTTTAATAATGTAAATACTTTGTCTCCAGTTCTTGTAATTGGTAGTGAAGCTAGTGACTTAGAAAATCCAACCTTTGTTGAATCTGGATTTACTATTACACCAACAATAGCTACAGATGGTACAGGAACTTATTACAAAGTACCTTTTAAAAATTTAACAAGTGTAGCTTCTAAAGTTATTGTCGGCTTTAAATATACATTTGACGTATCAATACCTACTACATATTACAAGTTAGATCCTAATGGACAGATGACAGATTTCACTGCAAATTTAACTATTGCACGAATGAAGTTTTCTACAGGTCTATCAGGAATATTAGGTTTTAAATTAAAAAGAAATGGTGCTGCTGAATATAACGATGTACAGCCTATTGCACTAGCTAATTTTTATTTAGCTAATGACGTACCTCTGGCAAACCAGACGGTTGTAACAGTACCTATTCACCAACGCAATACAAACTTTGAACTAAAAGTTTTTAGCGAATCACCATTCCCTGTTTCATTGGCTTCGATGATGTGGGAAGGATATTACTCACCACGTTTTTACAGGAGGGCTTAAATGGGTTCAGGAAGTAAGTCGACTAATAAAATCATTGCACATCAAAACGAACAGATTGAAAAACAGTTCGACATGGATCTCAAAAACTATGAGTTCTTATGGGGACAAAGAGTTGTTCGAGATGATGAAGGTAATCCCATCTTAGATGAGAATGGCGATTACCAATTTGACCAGATGAAAGATGAAGATGGAACTCTTTCTGGTACACAAAATAATGAATATGATTATGCTGTAGAGTCTTTAAATAAAAAGAGAGCTGCGGATCAAAAAGCTAATGATTACCAAAATGAAACAGCTTTACAAAACTGGGAATTTGGTAAATCTCAACAGAAGTACGCTTGGGATAAAGAAGATGAAATATATAGAAAAAATCAAACTGAGGTAGATACTCAAAAAGAATTTAATAATAGAGAATATACAGATTCTTTAGCTAGAGAACAAATGGTTCTTGATGAAACTTTTATAAAAGCAGCCTTTGATAATGAAAACTTATTATCTGAACTTTATGAAAGTGTAGGTTTAGCTGGGTTTGAAAAGACTAGAGCTGAATTTAACCTATCAGAAAAAGAACAAGCTCTTGATTATGCTAAGAACAAACAATTAATTAACTTAGATCAACAAACAGCTAGTGCTGGATTTGCACAGTCTGGTGAGGAATTAAAAGTTCTTAGTAGACGTGGTGGTGCAGAATATGAACAAGCGAATATTGCACAGGGTTTAGCAGAAAAAGAAGCTAATGCTAGATTTCAAAAAGCAGCTCTTTCTTTAGATACTAAAACTAGAAGTGAACTAACTGAGTTTCAAAACGCAGCTATTATGCGTAAGCAAAGGCAACAGAATTTAACCTCTGCTCATCAAACACAAGAGCTTACTCTAAAGGCACTTAAAGCTTCTGGACAAGCTCAGTTAACACAAGCTGGCAGATCAAGAGGTAAGCAGTTGCAATCAATACTGGCTGATGTTGGAAGACAGCAAACATATCTTTCAGAATCATTGGTTTTCGGACAGCAAGAAGCTGAAGCAAGAATGAAACAAAATCAAGCAAGTAACTTAAGAAATGTTCAGCAAGCAGCTATAAGAGAACAACAGATTGATACTTCTAGTATTCAAGCTATACAAAGAGCAATGATGGGTATTGAAGAGTCTGATCGTAAGATGAAGATTGGTGATGCTGAAAGTGGATTAAATATGGATAAAATTAAAAGAGCTGTTTATGACAATATTACTAATGCTGAAATAGATATAACAAAAATTGAAAGTGATCTAACAAATGCACAAGCACAGACTGGATTAGATTTATCAAAAATAGATTGGGAGCAAGAACTTGTTGGTTCAAGATTTGCAACTAATCAAGATATATTAACTGCATCATTAGAAAGTGCTATTAAGGCATCTGAAATGAATGAAGCTGATTTGTTAAGAGAAAAAGAATATGCAGATTTTGTAGCTGAAGCTAACAGAATGCTTGATCCATCAATAGGTAGAGACGCTATAGATTTGGCAGATTACAAACCAGAAACAATTCCATTACCTGATTACCAAGATCCTTTGGCACCACCTGTTCCCCCAGCTCCAATTAAAGGGGCTACGCAACAGGCTGTTGGTATAAGTGATACTTTACCCGGAGCTGCTTTAAGTGGTGCTATAGCTGGTGTGACTACTGGTATGGCTGCTGCTAACCTAGGTTGGGCTGCTGGTCCTATAGGAGTTGGAGTAGGTCTTGCCACAACATTCTTGAATTTATAGGAGTAATATGAAAAATTTATCATTTCAAGGATATGCTCAACGTAAAGGGTTTAATCCTGAAAAAGTTCCTGATGAAACTTTTAAGATACGGCAAGAAACTGAACGCCAACTTCAAGGCATGCGTGCAGTTAGAGACCAGAATAGACAGAATAGAAATGAACAGCTTGATGCTTTAAAGACTAATGCTTATAAAGAACAACAGCAAAGAAACCAAAACTTTGATTTAGCAAGTAATTTTAAAAAAGCATTCCATGATGCTGAAATGCAGCATTATGAAACTTACCTACAAGATGCAAAAACTAAAGAAATTGAAGCACGTAGAGGTGCTGATAGATTTGACAAATTAAAAGATTTAGCTCCAAAGGCTTTTAAGAGTTTAATACAATTACAAGGTCAAAGACTTGAGAATGCTTTAGGTGAAGCTACTACAAGATTTAAAAATTTTGAAGCTGGTTTACCAGATCAGTTTAAAGTTCAGGAAATTTTACATAATTCATTTTTAAAAGGTGAACATCCAAAATATGGTTTTCTTGATACTTTTACAGATCCAGCTACACAGCTTCATATACATAGATCTTTTAAAGGTTTAAATGGTATAGCTATACAAGCTAAGATGTTATCTGATTATGGTAAGCATGGATTTCTTACAGAGTTAAAAAACCAACAAGCTACTCTTAAAATTGATGGAACTAATACATACAATCAATTAGCTGCGGATCCTAACGATACTGATGGTACACAACTTAATGCAGCTTTAACTAATATTTATAATGGAGCTTTAAGAAAACTTGGAAAAGGTGAAGGTAATGCTGGTTATTCTTCTTGGCTTGTTAACAAATTCTTTACTCCTCATGCTGATGCAATTATTGCTCAGGAAAGACAAGCAGTAAACGATCTTGTTATTAATAATACTAAAAGAATTAACGCAGAAAAAGACGCAACAACTTATAACCATTTTGTAAGAAGTGAAAACGGTACGTTTATTCCAGAGAATGTTCCTAAATTTCTTGAATTAGGTAAAAATAGATCAGTACGAAAAGCTACAGCACACCATCAAAATGTACAACAACTGCAATCTGGTGAAATGACAGAAGCAGAAATAGATAGTCTTCACAATGTTGAGATTGATTTTAATGGTAAAAAAATGTTTCTTGGTGATTTATGGGAACCTGAGTTTAAAGAATATAGAAAGATTATTGAAACAAGAAAGACAAAGGAAAGAGAACTAAGAGATACAGAAAATAAAAATACAAGTAGTAAATATTATCAAAAGCTTAAAGATACAGAAAAATCAACTGGACAAAGAGCAAATTCAGCAACCTTTAAAGAACTCTATGACGGCATGAAAATGGAGGGTATGACTGATTTTGAAATAAAAAAATATGCTCCTTGGTATAAAGACATGCAGAATCGAGAACCGATTGATTTAGCAAAGTCTAGACAAATAGCTGACGGCTTATATAATGATGGTCTTTTAAGTGTTGATGCTCTTATACATGGAGTTGATCCAAGGTTATGGGCAGAATATTTACCTAAGACAATTGATGCTTATGGGATAACAAAAGAAAGTATAGATAAAAGAGCGTCTAACTTGAAAAAGGCTATTGCTGACGCTACTGGTCAATTAATAAAAGACCCTTCTGCTAGAAGTACAACTGTTGATCAAATGTACGATATAGCAAAACGTAAATTTTTTCCTAAAGCATTAAAAGTAATAGCTGACGGAGATATCAAAGGAGCAGAAAACGCTTTAGATTATGCTTTAAATGAAGAAATTAAATTAATAGAAGCAAGACAAGGTATTTACGCATTAAAAGTAGATGCTAATGGTGCTCCTTTATATGGAGATAAAGCTGGCTTTAAGTATTTTCAAGATTTAACAAAAGATCCTGAATTAATCAGAATTGAGGATGGTATGTTAAGTGATCAAAATGCTGCACAGAAACCCGGTTTTTTTGGTAGTGATGAAGAAGCTGTCTTAGCTTGGGGTAGAGGTGAAGGTCCAATGCCTACATCTTTATCAGTTGCTTTTAAAGCTTCTAAATATAAAAGTCATAAAGATATTGTTAATGATGTTTTAATTTCTCGAGGTGAGAAACCTTTAGAGTATGTAGGTTTAGAACAAGCACAAACATGGGTAAATGGTAGTCATTTATCAGATATTAATAATGCACCTTCAATTTTTAAATACATTAATGCCGTCACTGTATCAGCTTCTGAAAATAATGACTATACTGATCTTACTAAAAGGTTAACAGATACCTTAATTCCAAAGGATATTTATAATTTTCATCCTGATAACCCATCTGACGTTGCTAAAAACGCAGAAGGATTATTTGTATTTACAGAAGAATTTGGTAGACCTTTAGAAGAATTTACATTGTCTGATGTAAAAACTTTATTTGGTACTAATCAATTAGTAAATGTTGGACCGTTTGATTTTGATAAAGAAACTCTAGAAAGAGAAGAAGCCAAAGGAAATATTGATGAAGATACATTTTTAACACCTGACTTGATGAGATATTTAAAAATGCAAAATATCTATGATGAATCGAGTAAATGGTATATTTCCGGAATGAAAGAAGCTATACCCGGTTTCGGAAAACAACATGCACAACCAATTAAAAAACCAAGACGAACTATTAAAACAAAAGAAGAAAGAGAATTATCTATACAAAATAATTTACAAAGCATAAGTAAATTTATAGATAGTTATTTTGAAAGCGAAGTTGAAAGAGAAGCATTTAAAACACAACAAGTACAAAGTTTTATAGATCGTGTTAGAAGTGCAGTAAAGAAAGGTATTAATGAAGGTACAGCGGGCACAAGTAAAAGAAGAAAACAATTAAAACAAAAAATGTTAGAAAACGAACTATCTCAAACATCAGCTGGATACGTCTTTGCTGAATATGGGATTGAGTTTGGCAGACTAACAGATAATACAAAAGAAACAATTTTATTAGGTTTTTAAATAAACATGGACAGTTATCAAGACTTCCGTAATAGTGCTTACGAGCGTGCATTACAGGAATCTGAAGAACGCAAACGTCAAGAGAAAGTCCAAGCTGAAACACTTGCACAAGAAAGTGAACAAAAACAAACCACTAAATCTACACCTCAAAAAGATCCAAAGCAATTTGGATTAAAAGATAATATTAAAGAGGTAGGAGATGCTTTTGTTGCTGGTGGAATAAATATATACAACAGCGTTGCGTCTCTTCCAAAATTATTAGATAAAAGATTTTACCAACCTACCGATCCAAGCAATCCTTGGAAATATGATTCACCACTATTAATAAAAAAGAAACCTATTACTGAAACTAAATGGGGTACTTTTTTGGAACATGCTGTGGAAATGGTTGGAGGTATCGCTGGTACTGGTAAAGTCATGTGGGGTATTAAAGGATTAAAAGGTTTAGCTACAGCTGCGAAAGCAACACGAGCTGGACGCATAGGTTTAAGTGCGGTGCAAGGTGCTACCTATGATGTTATTAGTAATCAATCACAAGAATCAAATTTAGCAAGAGTTTTAGTAGATACTTTTCCTAACAAAGCTGGCATATTAGAACCTTTAGCTACTAAAGAATCTATGTCTCCAGCAATGAAATCTTTTTACAATATAGGAGAAGGTTTAGGAATAGGTGCATTTTTGGATGTTGCTTTTGAAGGTGTTGGATGGGGATTACGATCTCATTCTTTAACAGCTAAAAAGGCAGCAAAAAAAATTACTGGTGATAAAGATGAATTACTTAAAGCTATAAATAATAGTAGCGATACAGATTATGCTTTAGTAGAAGCAAAGGTTTTAAAAGGTGCTAAGCAACTACATGAAAAAGCTGAGTACAGAAAATACGTTAATAAAACTACTAAAGCAAATGTAGAACCATTAGCCAAACCAGCTTTCTTAAAAAGAAACAAAAGTTGGGAAAGATTAGACCCTGAAATACAGATGCAAAAGATGAATGATTTTGCAGAAAAGAATGATATTGATTGGGGTGATTATAGAGACCTTACTCAAAGATCTAGAAGGCAGGGTCAAGCTAATCGTGATTTAGAAATTGAACAGTTAGAGAGAGATATATCTCAAGGTAAACCTAGAAAGAATCCTGCCTATTACAAAGGTGGTGATGTTACTGATAATCAAGCATTATCTACTTCTGGTAATCCTGTTGAATCCGTAAGAGACATGATTGAGATTAGAAATAATCCTAATCAAAAATATGGATCTCCAAGAGGAGGTATGACAGAAGCAAACATCAGAAGAGTAGAATACCGTGCTCCCGGGATGATGCTTGATGAAATCAATGCAGTTAGTAAAAAGTTAAAAGCTAGTCCTAGTTATCAAAGACTAAGCGAAAAGGTTACTCAAAAAGCCATTAAAGAAGATATGGCTAAAGCCTATAGTGACATTATTGTTTTTTTAAATGATTCAGGTCATAGCAGATTAATTGATGTACCAGAAAAGGAATTATTAGATTATCTTGGTCCTAGAAAAGACCGCATAACTTTTGATAATAAAGCGTATCCAGTTCTTAGCCAAGAACAAATTAATGCTGTTGATATAATAACTGGTCAAATGTTATTTGAAGCTAGAGATTTAGCTAAGGCTAGTCTTAGTGTTTCTGACCAGATAGATGTATCAGCTGCTGGATCATTATTAGAACCAATACTTTCAAGATATACTGCTTTAGCACGTTTAAGAGCTGAAACCAGTGGTGCTGTTTCTGCACGATTAAGAGGTTTTGGTAGTGGCAGTTTAAGTAAAAAACAACTAATTGCTAGAGCATCTGATGCAGCTGCTAATGAGGTAGCAACTTTTAAAGAGGTTTTAAAATCTGATCCTTCTAATGATTTAATGGAAGGCTTTGTTCATTTCACAGCTACAGCTAATGGTAAAAAACAAACCTTTAAAGATTTCAATGCTTTTTATAAACGTAAATTAAAAGGTTATAAAGAAGGTGATGTCTATCAAAGAAATGCAATCATAAATGAAATGATGACTATGGGAGTTAATTCCATGTTATCTGGTCCTAAAACTCCTGTACGTGCATTAGTCGGTACTGGATTAGGAACTACTATGCGTCCTGTCGCAACCATTCTTGGTGCAATGGGTAATGCAGATGATGCAGTTTTAAGAGGTGCTTTTGCCAATCTTGGTGGAATGATAGAAGCTAGGAATGAAGCTTTTAGAAAAGCTATTGCAGATTTCCAATCTTATAACATGAAAGACGATGGTTGGAGAGGTTACATAATCAGCAAGCAAGATGAAGAGTGGGAAGGCATGATGTCTTGGGCACAAGAGTATGGAACTGCTGGTGAAAAAGCACAAGCTAAGTTTGCTAACGCTTTGAGAGAAATAAATAAAATGCCAGTCTTTAACTATGGACCAAGAATTATGAGGTCTATGGATACATTCTTTACACAAATTATTGGTAGAGGTAGACAAAGACAATTAGCTTTTAATCATGTTTATGACAAATTAGAAGCACAAGGTATAACAGTTTCTGATGCTGACTTAAATGATTTAGTTAAAGCTGCTGAAATAGATTTTGAAAATCGTGTATTTTCTGCTGACGGAAGGATATCAGATGAGATGGCTAAATTCTCAGCTGATGAAGCTAAACTTACTCAGGAATTATCTGGTATTGCTAAAGATTTAGATCGTGTATTTGAAAGAGCACCTTATTTAAGACCGTTCATGTTGTTTGCAAGAACTGGTGTTAACGCTTTAAACATGACATCTAAATATACTCCTATTCTTAATAGCTTTATAACTGAGCATGTAGACATTATGACTAAGGCTTTTGATGATCCAGTCATGATGAAGTATGGAATTAAAACTGCAAATGATTTACAAATTGCTAAAGCTACCATGAGAGGTCGAATGGCTATTGGTTACGGGTTTACTGGAACTATGGCTTGGATGGCACTTAACAATCAGATAACTGGTAATGGTCCTCCTGACCGAGGATTAGCAAACAGTTGGAGACAAATGGGCTGGCAACCTAGATCAATTAAGATTGGTAATTCATATATAAGCTATGAATCTTTAGAACCATTTAATGGTTTGATGAGTTTAGTTGCTGATATTGTTGATGCTCAAGAAGTAATGGGTGATGAATGGACAAGTAATAACTTCGGTAAAATTTCATACATCATTAGTGCAAACGTAACTAATAAATCATTCTTAGCTGGATTACTACAATTACAAGACCTACTGACAAGTCAAGGTGGAGATGCACCTAGAGTTGCTGCTAACTTTGTTAACAGTCAGGTTCCCTTGTCTGGTTTAAGAAATGAAATAGGTAAAGTACTTAATCCCGGTATGAAAGAACTTGAATCTGGATTCTTACAAAGTATTCAAAACCGAAACTTATATGCTGATTTAATTAATAAAGATGGAAAGTTACCTTATAGATATGATGTTTTAAATGGTGAACCTTTAAGAGATTATGAACCATTAACTAGGATAGTTAACTCAATCATACCTATAAATTTAAATGTAGGAACTATGAATGAAACAAGACAACTCCTAATGAAGAGTGGTCTTAATTTAAAACAAACATTTAATACAGGTCCCAATGGAGAAAGTCTAGAAGGTTATCCAGATTTAAAATCTAAATACCAATTCTATATGGGTCAACAAAATGTAGAAGCACAATTAACTGAAGCATTAACTGACCAACTTAGAGAGTCTATTCAACAGATGAACAAGGATAGAACTGAAGGTAGATCATATGAACCAAGGCATACCTTACATGGAAGTATTATTCATGGAATATTCCGAAATGCAAAAAGTATTGCATGGCAATTATTGTTAGAGGATCCAAAACATGGAGGTAGAGCTGCTGCTTTACAAGAGCTACATCAACTAGGAACTTTACAAGATTCTTATCGTAAGAGAGGTAACTACGAAGCAGATCAACAAATAGATAAAAAAATAGAACAAATTAAAAATATAAACAACCTACCCAAATAATCCGCCCAGTCAAATTACAAAAGGCGTAAATGGCTGTCACACAAAATAACTATACAGGGAACGGGTCTACCGTTCTCTACAATTTCACATTTCCATATTTACAGCAGACCGACGTTCAAGTCAGACTTGACGGTGTACTGCAAGCTACAACTACATATTCTTTCGCCAACGCTACAACAATACAATTTAACTCCGCACCCGGTAATGGAGTTAAAATTATTATCTTTAGAAATACTGATAACGATAATAAAAAAGCTACATTCTATCCCGGCTCAGCAATTAAGGCGGAAGACTTAAACGATAATTTAGACCAAATTCTGTATGTTGCTCAAGAAGTTGACAACAACGCTATGAGTTCCTTGGGCGATACCCCTATGCAAGGTGACTTAGAATTTGGACAAGGGATGGGAATAGTCTTTGAAGGATCTACTACTGACGATAACGAAACTAGATTAGGTGTCATAGATCCTACAGCAGACAGAAATATTAACTTACCAAACGTATCAGGTACTGTTGTCACTACTGGTGACACAGGAACAGTTACATCAACCATGATCGCT